TGATCGATGATCTCCCCATTGGGCCGGGGTCCGTGCCCACCAGTGACGACGACACGACTGCGAAGTACGAGCTTGAGTTGCTCAGGTGGGTGCAGGCAGCGGTTCAGGACGGAGACTCGATCCTCAGATCAGACCCTAGCTACGAGGACATCGACAAGGCGGTGAGCTATGTCATGGGCGACCAGCTCGACCATCGTCGTCCTGCTGATCTGGCTGCTGTGTGCGATAATCGACTCAAGAATATCGTACTACAAACCGTCAGCGCACTTACGGACATTCATCCACTATTCGGGTTCAAAACCGGCAACTCCCGGTTCCAGTCACAGAGCGAGGTTCTGGACAAACTGGCACGGGCATGGTGGGTGAACAGCTTCGCGGACCTCAGGCTCGCGGATGTCATTCGGTACGCCGCTGTGTGCGGCACGGGGTATTGTGAAGTCGCGTGGAACGCCAACGCCGCTGGTGGGCAGGGGGACATCGAACTCATCCCCCGCGATCCGCGAGATGTGCTCCCAATCCGCCCAACCCTTGAGCAGAGTCTTCAGGGATGGGAAGGGGTTATCATCCGCACCAGCAAGAGCGTGAATGAGCTGAGAGCGAGGTTCCCGAACAAGTCTCACCTCCTGCGGGCAGACCGCCACCCGATGAGCACTTCGGATCGGATCTGGAAACGCTTCAAGAGCCTGAGTTCGAAGTTCGTCAGCCCTGCGGTGGACTACCTCACCTCGGCCCCCAAGGGGGCGATCCCGCGTGTGCCGTCCATTGATCTGTATCATATCTATGTGAAGGACCGGAGATCGTTCACTGGGGTTGAGCCGATCACGATGGGCGAGCCGAACACTACGTGGAGCTACACGGTGTATCCGGTGGGCTTCACCAAGGCAGACGGCAAGAAGGCTTCCGAGGAAGACTCCAAGCTGTACCCCCGGGGGAGGCTGATCATCGCCACCAAGAGCGTGATATTGTACGACGGCCCGAACCCCTACTGGCACGGCATGGCCCCGATTGTCAAGCTGAGCCTCGATCCGTGGCCTTGGTCGCTGCTGGGTGTGGGCATGGCCCGCGACCTCATGCCGATTCAGGACGCCATCAACGAAATTGCGAACGGGATTCTCGATCATGTCCGCAAGGCTCTCCGGCCCGGAGTGATCGGTGACAAGAAAGCGATGCCCGAGTCGATGTGGCAGCGCCTCGACACACGCCTCCCCGGCGTGAAGATGAAGACCAATGCTGCAATGGGTGGGGGGATTGAGCTGACGAAGGTCGATCCCCTCCCCCAGTACGTCTTCGACTTCCTCCAGATGATGGTTCAGGAGATGGATAACCTGAGCGGCGTGGCGAACCTCACGGCCCTCACCCAGCTCAATCAGGCCCCCGGCGCCGACTCCATCGAGAAGATGATGGAAGCGCTGACCCCTGTGCTGCGCCTCCGTGGGCGGCTCCTTGAAGGGTTCCTCCGCGAGCTGGGTGAGATGGTCAAGGCGAACTTCTTCCAGTTCTACAACCTCCCGCGCAGGGTTGCGATGCTGGGGGATGCCGGAGTGGACTTCCAAGACTTCGACTTCGACCCGATGAACATCGTCCCGTCCCTGAGTCCGGATGATGAGGGGTACGAGGCGATGTGGGATCCCTCCCAGACCTCCCGCGCCGAACGCGCCAAGGCACATGTGAAGAACTTCACGTTCCAGATCACTCCCAACAGCCTGCTCGCCATTTCGCAGTTGAGCAGGAAGCTGACGTACCTCCAGCTCTGGAGAGGCGGGTTGATCGATCCGTGGACACTATTTGAAGTGCTGGAGATCCCCAATGGTGGTACGCCGCCCGACGATGCGAAGACGATCACGGATCGGCTCCTCGCCGCGCAGATGATCGGATTGACGGGAACGGTTAGCCCTGCAGGCCGCAAGGCGAGTGGGCAGTCCGCTCCCAGCATGCAGGTGAAGAGCGACGAAACGGGGGCGCCACGGGTTACAGTCAGTGAAAGCGGGAGCGGGGGTGGATAATGCCTGTTCGCACAGTTCTCGGCCCTGTCAATGAATCCTTGTTTCAGGACTGGTACAAGGGTCACGCAAAGACTGGTGGACTGGATCCCAACCCCGATAATCCGCTGCACTTCTACGACTACAGAGCCGCCTACCTTGGCGGCGCACGGCCCGATAAAGCAGGCCATTGGCCCTCCAAGTTCAAGCTTGGTGGTCACCCACGAACGATTGTAGATGGCAGAAACACACGCACAGGCAAACGTTCACAGGAAGCAACCAATAGTGGAATTTTGAAGTCGCTGGTAAAAGGGGCAAAGCGTTGACACCTGCACCCGAATGCCGCTAGATTCAATAGCCGAGGTGCTTTATGCCGTACGTCTCGGACGCACAGCGTCGATGGGCACACACTGCATCCGCCAAGAAGGCGGGCTTCCCCACCGAAGAGTGGGACGACAAGAGCCGGAGAAAGAAGCTCCCCGAGCGCGTGAACCGATACAAGAGCCGTAAGCAGCAGCGGCGGCACGAACGAAGTGGTGGTGGGCGATGAAGATGATCACCGCCGAGAGACACGAAGGACAGGAGTCCCCCGCCGTAGAAGCGCGGGAGCATCGCACCGGCAAAGAGGGATCCAAGCGGGTCACCAAAGCTGGTCGGCGCGTCACAGTCAAACGGGCCAGCTCCGCTGGCAGAAGCACATGTAGGTGACTTATGGCTAAGAAAGTGATCGACACCCCGTTCAAGGATGCGATTTGCAAGACGATTGGCGGCGGAAAGAAGTAAGCCATGCCTCAGGACTACGTTTTTGGCGGAAAGCGGGACGCTGTTGCAAAGCGAATTGACCGCGATCTCGCCTTCAACACCCGTGGCCCGATTCGGCCCGTAGCCGCATCCGACCTTGGCGACTTCTCGGATGGCGCCATTGCAAAGGGCGCCCTTGGTGGACGGCACACGGCTGCACAGGTCATTGAGCGGCGCTTCGCCAAGAACCGCCCCCCGGATAATCCGGAGCAGGTACCCCCGAAGCGCCGAACCACTCGCAGGAAGCCCCGGCCCATGGGCCGTAACACAGGTAGGTAGTCATGGCCGAGCCTCTCAAAGCGCTACGGAAGGCAACCAGCGTTGGATCTACTGATCCTTTTGTCAATTTCAATTATAGTATTGACAGAAACCGAGAACGTTGGCGGCGGGCAGAGGCGCAGCCTCCCATTCCCGAGTCTCGCCCTCTGCGGGTAGGTCGTGCCGCAGATAGACCTGTTGACTACCCTTACCGTAACGAACAGGCGCTCTACTCTCGTGGGCCTATTTCACCGATGCGCCGTCCCCGACAGCGCCCAACTACTGCTACTCGGAAAGGTGGCCGCTAATGCCCGTCCCTCCCGGCCTTGGAAATCTCCCCGCTGGCAACCCGCTCGACGGGCCACCGCCCCTGCCGCCTGCCGCCCCACCGGCCCAGCAGCAGGGTCCGACCTACAAGTCCCTCGCCCCGCAGCAGCAGCAGGTTACTCCGGGGATGAATCAGATCAACGAAAAAGCTATTCAGGTCGCCTACGAAATCGACATGGCGATCAAACTGCTTGCCCAGATGGTTCCGCAGCTCGGCCCGTGGGCAATGACCGTTCTTCCTGAGTTGCACCAACAGCTGGGTATGGCCCTCGCAGCGGGCACCCCAGCCAGCCCTGAACCTCAGGGCAATTCGCAGATGCCTGATGGCTCCGCGAATCTATAGCTGCACCCACCCCTAGGCACCCGTTAGCCGCTGGCCCTGATCAGGAGGCACTAGCGTGGTAGCTGGCAGGAGGTAAAATGGCGAGTAAGAATTCGTTTGAGGCATTTCTGGCCGACGTACTCTCCTACGTTCCCGAGGATCGCAGGGGAGTTGTTGAGGAAGCCTTGGCAGGTGACGCACGATCCGAGTTGGAAAAAGGCTATCGCCGCCAGTCGGACTATTCAAGGGAGATGGACCGCATTCGCCAGCGGGAAGCCGAACTTGATGCCACTCTCACGGAAGCCAACGAGCGTGTTGCTGGTTGGCAGGATTGGTACCAAACTGCGTCACAGGAGTATGAAGACATGAAGCGACAGGTTACGATGAGAACCGATGACGACGACCTCCCTGTTCATCCCACAACCGGGATCTCCAAGGAGGAACTGGCTACAGAACTTGCGGCCAGAGATCGCATGGCAATCGCCTTCGCTGATGTCTTGACGGACATCAAGATCGAACACAAGGAGCGGTTCCACGAAAAGCTGGACACCCAGAAGCTCACCGACTACGCACTCAAGCGGGGCATTCCCATTGATGTGGCGTATCGTGAGTTCGTGGCGCCTAAAGAGGAGGAGATCCGGAAGAAGGACATGGAGAAACAGCTCGCTGAAGCCCGCGCCGAGGGTGCCCGCGAAGCTCTTACCCATCATCGCCTTCCCGTGGTCTCTGGCCCGCTTGAGCAGCATCCTCTCGATCTCGCTCCGTCTACCAAGACCAACTCCAACGATAGGGTAGCTGCGGCTATCGCTCGTTGGAACTCAGCATCACAGACCCCATAATGGAGGGTTCCCATGGCTTGGCTCGATGAACTGAATACCTCAACGAAGATCGAGATCGTTCCCGGTGTCGTTGATCAGGTGTTCAAGAACGATCCTCTGCTCGCCCATCTCCGCGCAAACAACATTGAGCGGTTTCAGGGTGGGTTGAAGATTCAGGAAAACTTCACCTACGCAATGCTCAACGGTGGCCCGTACGCACTGGGCGACACGTTTGACATCACCACGAAACAGACCGACACGGGCGGGCAGTTCGACCCGAAGCACTATCAGGTCAACGTTTCGCTGTTCAAGGAACAGGTTCAGATCTTCAACAAGGGCGCCAACGCGGTGTTCCGGATTGTCGATTCGAAGATGCAGAATGCCGCTCTCACGATGTCGGCCATTCTTGCTGTTGACCTGTACAATCAGGGCATCACGGCCACCCGCACAACCCGCATGAACGGGCTGGCGGAAGCGCTCAGTGATGGCTCCGTCGCGTCGTGGGATGGCAACACCTTCACGACCTACGGCGGCGTGACCCGTAACGGCACGGTTGGCTCGGCCCTCAACAGCCCGATGACCCTTCCCGCTGCGTCCATCTCTGGACCGATCACCT